GATGGAGGAACGATGAACCTCGTGCCCGGGGTAACAGCGGTCATACCGACCATTCCGACGCGACGCTACTACCTGGAACGCGCCGTGCGCAGCGTTCTCAACCAGACACATCCGGTCGACGCGATCAGTGTTGCCCTCGACAAAGATCACGAGGGGGCTGCACTGACCCGGAACCGGGCCCTTGAATCCGTCGGGACGGAATGGTGCGCCTTCCTGGACGACGATGACGAATGGCTACCCGAACACGTCGAATCCCTTCTGGGTGCCGCCGACGAGACAGGGGCGGACGTGGTGTACCCCTGGTTTCTGGTCCCCGACGGCTTCGATGTACTGGCGGCCAAGGGTCTTCCGTTCGACCGGAACGAGCTCAGGCTCCGGAACTACATCCCGGTCACCGTTCTGGCCCGGACCAAACTGCTGCGCGCCGTGGGAGGGTTCACCTCCCGGGGGGACGACGAGAATCCCTGTGAGGATTGGGGCTGCTGGCTCAAGCTTGTCGAGGCTGGCGCCTCGTTCCATCACCTGAATCAGCGCACATGGGTGTGGAACTGGCACGGAAAGAACACATCGGGCCGGGGAGACCGCTGGTGATCCGTGCCGGTGATGCGCTATGACCACGGACGCGGTATCCGTTGCGCACAAGGCAGCCGAGTTGCTGGGTGTGCGCGCCAACGCGCCCCGGTGGGTTCCTCAGCCCCATCAGGTCCCTCCCCCGGGGGACTGGTACGGGTGGCTGATGATGGCGGGCCGTGGGGCGGGGAAGACCAAGGCCGCATCCGAATACCTCAAAGCGCACATCGAGGGTCCTGCCTGCCTGCCCGGTCCCGTCCCCCACTGGGTGGGGATTATCGCCCCGACTCTGGGGGACGCGGTGACATCCCTGTACGAGGGTCCGTCGGGGATCAGGAACACCGACGCGGGGGCCCGGATGGTGCAGGCACCAGGAGGAACGGTGATCCGGTGGCCCAACGGGTCGCAGGCCAAGCTGTACGGAGCCCACAGCCCCGATGATGTGGAGCGCCTGAGGGCCGGCGGCAACACCTGTTTCGCGATCCTGGAGGAGTTCGCGGCGTGGCGGTACATGGACGACTGTTTCGATCAGCTCCGGTTCGGTCTTCGGTCCGGTCCGCGTCCCCACTGGGTTGCGGCGACCACGCCCAAGCCGCGCTCTCTCCTGAAGAAGCTGATCGCGGGGAAGGTCCGTGGTGTGGTCACCACCCACGCCACGATGTACGACAACCCCCACCTCGAAGAGTCGGTCAAAAACGCTCTTGAAGAGACGTACGCGGGTACGCAGCTCGGGGCGCAGGAGCTTTACGGACGTCTTCTTGAGGAGGATGAGAACGCCCTCTGGTCCCGTGACAGCATCGAATCGAACCGCATCGGACCGGACAGTCTTCCGGAAACGATCCGCCGGACTGTCGGGGTCGACCCGTCCGGAGGGGCCGGAGAACAGGGCATCGTGGTCACGGCCAAGACCGTGTTGCTTCCCACCGGAGTCCGTCCCCAGTATCACGGGATTGTGCTGGACGACCGTTCGTGCCGTCTCAGCCCTGATGGGTGGGGGAAGCGGGCCGTTCAGGCCGCAGTCGATTGGGATGCCGATTCGATCGTCGTCGAAATCAACTACGGGGGTGACATGGCGGTTGCCACCATCCGGACAGCGGCAGAGCAGATGGGCGTGAACATTCCGATCAAGAAAATCACGGCCACCCGGGGGAAGGCGGTCAGGGCTCAGCCGGTGAGTGCCCTGTCTGCTCAGGGGCGCTGGCATCACGCAGGTGTGTTCGAGGAACTCGAAGACCAGATGACCACCTGGTTCCCGGAGATCGGCTGGTCACCGGACCGCCTCGACGCCTGCCTGGTCGCTGGAACCATGGTCACCACACGTCGTGGTCTCGTTCCGATCGAGGATGTGACCACTGGCGATCTGGCTTGGACGCGGGCGGGATGGCGTCGGGTGTCGTGGTCGGGCATGACGCGGTCGAACGCCGACGTGATGCGCGTCGTTACCACGGACGGGGAGTTCACAGCCACTCCGGATCACAAGGTGTGGACGGCGCAAAATGGGTTCGTTCGGGTAGACGCAATGGTTTGGGGCGATAGAATCGGCATATGCCCAAGCCAACTGAGTCGGTCGTTTTCAACGGCGTCACGTTCACTCGCTTCCCTCTGTCGAAAACTCGGTCTTCGAGGGTCTACTTCACGGCCTACTCGAACAGCCGGCGCGTACCCGGTATGGGGCAGCTCCACGTTGAGATATGGAAGTCCGCGAACGGCGTCGGGGAGGTTCCTCGCGGACACGTCATCCATCACGTGGACCTCGACCCCCTCAACAATGAACCGGGAAATCTCCGGAGCGTCACCCGCAAGGAACATGCTCGGCTCCATGAGCACGAACGGGATCTTGACAGCCCTGAGTGGCTGGAGCATCTGGCGAGCATTCGCCCCCTTGCTGCGGAGTGGCACCGGACCGAGGAGGGCCGTGAGTGGCACCGACAGCACGGGAAGGACAGCTACGCAAAGAGAGAGCCCCGTACGGAGATATGCGGTGAGTGCGGGAAGCCGTACGAGACTCGTCACGCAGGGCCGTCTCAGCACTGCTCTAGAGCGTGCAATCGACGTGTTTCGGACCGTGCTGACCGGTACCGCACGCCTGTGGACTGCCCGATCTGCGGATGCGAGTTCATGCAGAGTAAATACCGGCTGGTCCCGCAGACGTGCTCACCCTCATGTGGTGCGCACCTACGCGCTCGAAACAAGGCAGCCCGTGTACGACCTGACAATCGAGGGTGAGCACGAGTTCTATGCGAACGGAATCCTCGTGCACAACTGCGTGTGGGGCGCCTGGCACATGGGACTGGTTCGGGCAGTGTCCGCCGGTACGGGATCGTTCGGCGGTGGAGGAATGGGAAGGACGATTGGATGAGCGACTTGATCATGTGGTGGCTGATCACAGTGGGGGTCGTGCTCCTGGTGGACAGGGGGAGGGTGACGCGGTACGCGGCCGGAGTGTTCCTGCTGATCGGACTGGCTATCAGCACCACATGGCCCGGTGAGACGATGAGAAGCCTGATCTACGCATTCGGATAGGAGGAACAATGCCCGTATGGCTTCTGCTGGTCGTCATGTCTCTGGCCACGTACCGGGGGACACGCCTGATCACCAAAGACACCTTCCCTCCCATCCTGTGGGTCAGAGACCGTCTGGCCGGGGGGTGGCGTGAGGTCCACGAGGGGGAGGCCACCGAGGACACCGTCGACGGAGTACCGAGCCGGTACGTGTTCCGGTCGTCGTGGTCTCCGTACTGGCTGGCTGAACTGGTCACCTGCCCCTGGTGCGCGTCCGCTTACGTTGCTCTTGCGGTCACCGCAGGGGTAGCTCTGACGGTGGGCGTCACCGCTCCGGTCCTGGTGTGGTTCGCTGTGTGGGGCGCGGGTGCCCTTCTTGCATCGAGAGAGTGGGCGTGATGACCGAAGGAAAGACTTTCCGCACGTACGTGACCGACCTGGTTGAACGGGTTCTCTCAACGTTCCTGGGGGCAGCGCTGGCGGTGGCGGTGGCGGCAGGTCCGGCCGATCTGGTGGACCTGACGTTCTGGAAGGGAGTGGCTCTGGCAGGACTTGCAGCAGTCGTCTCACTCATCAAGGGATTCGCTGCATCTTCGTTCGGGGACCGGAGTTCAGCTAGCCTGTCCCCCAAGGTCTGAGTCCCCTCGACGACCGCTAGGCACCCGCCCGAACCCCACTCGGGCGGGTGTCTTTTCTCTGTCCTGGTTACAGTGATCGGTGACGAGAGGGAGGACCCATGCCATGGTGGACGTTCGGGCTAGGCGGACGGACCCCGGTTCTCACCGCCCCTCAGCCCGTCCCGGAATCCCTCACCGCTGCTGCCGTGTCTGTCCCGGGTCCGGAGACGAAGTTTCTCCGGACGTCCGAATCGTGGCAGAACGAAGTATGGGGCTACTACGACAACCTTGGGGAATACAACTACGCAGTCACCTGGAAATCGGCCATGCTCAGCCGGGTCCGGCTGCATGTGGCTGTTCTCGAACCGGGGCAGGACGAACCGGTACGGTCCGATGACCCCGTTGCCGTTGACGTTCTGGACCGTCTGAGCGGGGGGACGTCCGGGCAGGCACAGCTCATGTCGTCGATCGGCGTCCATCTAGACATCCCGGGTGAGGGGTACCTGATCGGGGAGACAGCGGACGGGATCGAGCGCTGGACAATCCGTTCGGTCGACGAGGTGCGTGCGTCGCACGGACGGTTCGAGGTGGTCCGGGACGACACACCGTCCGGCTCCCTCGAATGGCGTTCCCTGCTGCCCGACGCGATGGTCGTGCGGATCTACCGGCCGCACAAGCGGTGGCACTTCAAGGCTGATTCTCCGTCCAGAGCGGCCCGGGTGACGATGCGGGAGCTGGAGCTTGTCAACAGGCACATCATCTCCCAGTACCTGAGCCGTCTCGCTTCGGCCGGCGTGGTGGTGTTCCCCGACGAGATCACCTTCCCGGTACGTGAAGAGTTCGCGGATGCCCCTGATCCGTTCGTGGCCGAGTGGGTGGAGATCGCAGCAACGGCCATCCGGGAACCGGGGTCTGCGTCGGCGGTCGTCCCCATCCCCATCAAGGTTCCCGGTGAATACGTCGACAAGATCAAGCACCTGGATTTCACGCTGGCTCTGGACGACAAGATCATCGAGAAGCGGGACAGCTCCATCAAGCGTCTCGCCACGCAGGTCAACATCCCGGCTGAGGTTCTGCTCGGCATGGGGGACGTCAACCACTGGGGCGCCTGGCAGCTGGAAGAAGGAGCCCTGAAGACGACGATCTCTCCCGACGCAGAACTGATCTGCGATGCGCTGACGAAGGGCTACCTGCAACCCAGGCTGGCAGCCTCCGGGGTGGAAGACCCGTCCCGGTTCGTCGTCTGGTACGACATGTCCGAGCTGACCATCCGCCCCGACCGGTCTGCCAATGCGGTGCTGGCGTATGACCGCCTGGAGCTGTCCGGACGGGCACTCCTCAGGGAATCCGGGTTCGACGAGAAGGACAGGCCGGAGCCGGATGAACTGCTGGAACAGTCACTCAAACTGCTTCTCCGGACAAACCCGGCAGCCGCACTGACGGCCCTGTCCGAACTGACAGGCACCGATCTGTCATCCCCCGCACCGGACGATGTACCGGACTCTTCGGATCGCCCCGAAGAGTCCGTCCCGGACACGGAGAGGACGGCCCCGGACACGCAGGGCGTCCCGCCCCCTCCACCAGACGTAGCGGCTCGGGACAGAACAGACCGGGTGATCGCGCAGTCCAAGGCCCCGCATGCGATCCGGTTCGGTCTCAACGGACGGACCGAGGTGCTCCACCCAGCCGTGTGCGAGCGGCATGCCTACTCATGCCCGTTCACCCATGCGTCCCTGAAGCTGAAGTTCAAGCCCGGTACGGCCGGTGTGTACGTCTGTACTCTCGACGCGTTCGGCCTGATGCGTGTGGGGAACCAGTCACCCCATCTCGACCCGGCTTCGTTCCTGTCTACTGGGGTGGGATATGCCAACGGTCTCCGATGACCCGTTCTTCCGGCTGCGCCCCGTGATCACAGCAGCGGTAGGGGATGATCACACCATGGGTTCGATGATCGCTCTCATGCCCACCCCGGAAGATGCGGAGCGTCTTGCAGTGCAAGGCGGGGAGGATGCGGATGAACTCCACCTGACTCTGGTCTATCTGGGTGGTGATTCGTCTGCGTGGTCCCCGTATGACAGGGAGTCGCTGATCAATTCCGTTCGTACATACGTCAGTGATCTGGCCCCTGTCAGCGGGAACATCTTCGGTGCCGCCCACTGGAACGGAGGGTCGGATTCCCCGTCGTGGGTTTGGTCGACCGGGGACGATGGGGATTCGGAAGGATCGTCTCTTGAAGATGTTCACCGGTCCGTGGCCGAAGCGCTTGAAGACTCGACCGATGAAGTGGAGCGGCCTGTACAGCACAAGCCATGGGTTCCGCACATCTGCGCGGCGTATTCGGACGACTTCTCCCTTCTGGGAGATCTGAGTTCTCGTCTCGGGCCGGTGGCGTTCGACCGGGTTCGCGTGTCGTTCGGGGAAGAAGATACCGATATCCCCCTGAACGGCTCTCTGACCGCGGCCGTCTCCGGACCGTTCCGGCGTGAGCTGACGTCGGGGGAACTGACGTCGACGTGCGATTTCGCCCGGATGAACCGGGCATGGGAGCGGGCGGTTGATGCGGCACTCGTCGATCTTCGGCCCGTCCGGACAGCTCAGATCGAGTCTGTCCGGTCACAGATTCTGTCCTCAGCCAGGGACGGGGACATCGATGACCTGTCCGGTGTGTCCGTCGACGACGAAGACATGTTCCAGGTGCTCCTTGAGCACATGATCCCGCTGGCTCGGGCAGCCGGGAAGGCGCAGCAGCGAGAGGCGGAGAATCAGGGTGTGTCCGTCCCCAGGTGGGATCTGTCCGGGACGGACACACTGACCGCAGCGGCCGGACTGGACTTGCTCCGGCAGATTGCCAGGGTGACTGCCCGACTGTCCGGTGCGTCCCTGATCCAGTCCGCTGTCCGAAGGGCTCTGTCCCTGGTGGGGCGTCCGTCCGTCACTCCGGTGTCCGTCGCGGAGGATGTGTCCGAACACCTGACGGATCTGTCCGAATCGAGTCTCAGGGACCTCGTAGGCGGGGCGGTGACATCAGCCCAGAATGAAGGCAGGAGAACCGTGCTGGCCGTCGCTCCCCCGGCCTCGTTCTACGAGAGCAGCGAGATTCTTGACCGGAACATATGCAAGCCGTGCAGGGATGAGGACGGAACCCGGTACGAGAAGCTCGGGGACGCGAACAAGGCTTATCCGTCCGGGGGATTCCGGGACTGTCTCGGCGGCGTCCGCTGCCGTGGGACCGTTGTCGCAGTGTGGAACGAAGAGGAGTAACGATGCCGTACAGCGTGCAGCGGGACCACGCAGAGTGCTCCGGCGATACGCCGTGGGCAGTCGTGAAAGATGAGACCGGTGAACTCATGGGATGTCACGCCACCGAGGACGCAGCGGCAGGGCAGGTGGCAGCCCTCTACGCGTCCGAGAACGACATGAGTGCGTCTACCGCACCGTGGCGGGGCCCCCTGGCTGTTGAGGGGATCGTGACGGGCGACGGGAGGGAATTCTCTCCCGGTGCGCTGACGTGGGCGGATCTTCCCGTCCCTCTGCGATGGAACAAGGAGGACTCTCACGGGGGAGAGGCTCGCACGGTCGCGGTGAACGTCGGCCGGATCGACAGTATCTCCCGCGAGGGAAACCAGATCATGGGTGAGGGCGTGCTGAATCTCTCCACCCCGGATGGGCAGACCGTCTACGACATGATCAAGGGGAAGTTCATCCGCGGAGTGAGCATTGACGCTGACTCCATCGGGGATGCGGATGTCGAATTCGTGTGGCCCGAGGACGACACGGTGGGCCCGGATGAGGACGACCCGCTGTCCATGCTGTTCGCGCAGCCGGAGAAGATGATTTTCAACGCGGGCCGCATCCGGGCGGCGACCCTGGTCGACATTCCGGCTTTCGCTGAGGCGTACATCGAGCTCCTCGACGACGCGGGTGTGGTCATCGCCAGCGCTGGGGCTGCTGATGTCCCTGAGACACGGAAGACAGAAGCCGTCACAGCGTCGGCAGAGCCCTGGTCTCCGCCGGCCGCATGGTTCTCCGACCCTATGCTGTCCGTCCCGACTGGCATCACCGTAGACGCGTCCGGGCGCGTGTACGGTCACGCGGCGCAGTGGGGAACCTGCCATGTGGGGTTCTCGGACCAGTGTGTTTCCCCTCCCCACGAGGACAGCCATGACTATTTCATGTCCGGTGAAGTGATCACTGCGGACGGGTCAACGGTGTCCGTCGGGCAGATCACCGTGGGTACAGGCCACGCTTCTCTCAGCGCGGGTCACCGGGCTGCGTCGGAGCACTACGATCACACCGGGTTCGCTGTAGCTGACGTGGCCGTCGGCAACGATGCTCATGGAATCTGGGTGGCCGGGGCTGTCCGTCCGTCCGCCGATTCGGACCGTGTCCACGAAATGCGTGCGTCCGGGCAGGTGTCCGGCGACTGGCGGCGTATCGGGGGGAAACTGCGGCTCGTGGGGCTGCTTGCGGTCAACGTGCCCGGGTTCCCCGTTCCCCGCATGGCTGCCCGTGTGGCTTCGGGGGCTCAGTACGCCCTGGTTGCTGCGGGTCGGCCGGCTGTTTCCCGTCCGCGTACGGTGGACATGACCGAACAGACGGCGTTGAAGATCGTGATGCGCATGCTCCGCAACCGAGTTCACAAGGGTGGTGAGTGACCATGGCATGTGGGTGCAGTAAGCGACGGCCCCCGCCTCCCCCTCCTCCGCCTGCGGGCTGAGATCAGAACAGATCCCCCGGTCGGCCCATGCACCGGGGGATCTCTGCTGCTCAGATACGTCCGAAGTACGCGTCTTCGATCTGACGCGGCCAGAAGCAGTCATTCACGCAGTTCTCGTACCGTCGCCCACACCCGCAGAGGGGAGCGCGGCTGATCAGCCGGACTTTCTTCGACCATCCGAAATTCTCACTCTGTGTTCCGTCGGAGTGAAGAAAACTGATCTTCCCTGAACCTGTTGACTGAACCCATCGGACAAGGTGTGTTACCCCGTGCTCCGTCTCCCGGTACCGGTCTCCCATGCCGAAGGTCTCGGCGTTCGCCCATTCAGCCATCGTTCCTCCGTCGTCGTGTCTCTGAATTAATTAAAGCACGATCTGTTCCCCGGCGGAACCCTTTGTTGATTTGACAAATCTAATGGATCTTTGCTAGGTGACTGGCTAATTGGTACCTTGACCCTGACTCATGATCCGGTCCGATGGAAGGACATCACATGGCCGAGCCGGAACTTTTCTCCGCGCCATCGGACCTCACGCTCCTCAGTGACGCGGAAGTCCAGGAACTGGAAACGAAGGGCGTAGCCGAGTTCACCCGTGTGGACGGACTCGACGACGTCACCCCCGAGCTTCTTCAGTACGCCCTCAAGCTCGAAGAAGACCTCAACCGCGTCCGGGCCGAACTAACCGGACGCGAAGCCCGCACCCAGCGCCTCGCAGAACAGACCAAGGCCAAGACCGAACACCAGATGGCAGAGCTGCGCACCCGCGTACAGGGGGAGAGCGCCACCGCACAGGCAGCTGCCGCACAGGCGTCCGCCCCGGTCGACGCAGAAGCGATTGCCAAAGCCACTGCACAGGGTGTCACCGCGGCCATGGTCTCTCTCATGGGAGAGCGGCGCGGCGGAATCGACATGGAGGCAGTCACCCGGCGCGCCACCGCGTCTCTGGGGGAGACCGCCCGCGTCGCCCCGGCGGCCAACGTCCCGGAACAGCGGCTGTCTGTGACTGCGTCCGTCGACATCCCGGGCATCGCTCACGGAAACAGCATCACCACCCTTGACTCACTCGGTGCAGCCTTCTCCAAGAAGGCCAAGTCGCTCCCCGTTTCCCGGACGGGTTCAACCGAGGGTCACGTCGTCGCCACGGTGAACAACTCGTTCGACCACACGCTGGACGACCGGACCTCCCCCGCTCAGGTCGAGGACCTGATCAACCACCTGACACGGTCGGACATCAAGGATTCTCTGGTGGCCGGCGGTGGCTGGTGCGCCCCCTCCGAGATCCGTTACAACTTCTTCAACATCGCGTGTGAGTCGGGGATGATCGACCTCCCGACCTTCGGCGTGACCAGGGGAGGAATTCAGTTCCCCGTCTCCCCGAGCCTCGCGGACGCGGTCGGCACCAACGCCTTCGGTGGATTCGCTGTCGAGTTCTCCAACGCATCGGTGCCGTTCCTGTGGACCGAAGCGGACGACATCGCGACCGTCACCGGATCACCCAACAAGCCGTGCGTCCGGGTGCCGTGCCCGAGCTTCTCCGAGGAACGCCTTGAGTGCTACGGCCTGTGTCTCACAGCCGGAAACCTCACAGACGACGCGTACCCCGAAGCCACACAGAACATGATCCGGCTTCTCATGAGTGCGCACGCGCACGCCATGAACGCACGGCTCATCGCTCTCATGGTGGCCAACTCATCTGCCGCGACCACCATCTCCGGCGGTGCGGCGACCGACGCAGCTACCCCGCGTCTGTACAACTCTGTCGCTCTGGCCGCGGTCGACTACCGTGAGCGGTACGGCATGTGTATCGATGACGTGCTGGAGGTGGTCTTCCCCTCGTGGGTCAGGGAAGTCATCCGGGCCGACCTTGCATGGAAGGCCGGTGTGGAGATGCAAGCTGTCTCGGACGCCGAGATCGTCTCGTTCTTCACCGTCCGAAACATCCGTGTCCAGTGGGTGGACGACTGGCAGGTGCGGGGGGCGTCCCAGTTCGGCAACGAGACCGTGATGACCGCGTGGCCGACCACGGTCGACTTCCTGATCTACGCGGCCGGTACGTTCCTCCACGGAAACGGCATGAGCCTGGATCTCGGCGTCATCAGGGACAGCGTCCTCAACGCGGAGAACGACTTCACCGCGGCCTGGTCGGAGGAGTGCCACCTGATTGCCCGGGTCGGCCACGAGTCCCGCCGGTACACCGTCGGATTCAACGTCAACGGATCTACCTCGGCCCTGCTTACCGGCACCGTACGAGTCTGATCCGGACGAACAGAAGGGAGGGTGAACGATGGTCGCTGCCCGTCAGCTGGTGGACGCCCCGTCGTTCGCCACCCTGCCCTACGGCCTGTGGGATGCGGTTCAGAAGCCGGATGCCCCGAGCCACTGGCAGGCAGGGATTACGTTCGAAGAGCGGTGTGCGGTCGCGGACACCACGTACGACGAGTGCATCACGGTCACCGGAGACGGAGAACCTCCTCCCCCCGATCCCAAGGCCGCGACGTTCGGACAACGGTTCCGGGGCGCACAGCCGTTCACGATCTTTGCCGAGTTCGACTGTTCCCCCGTCGGACTGACCGATGCCGCCACGGTGGCTTCTGACGCCCTGTCCCGGGTGGAGAACAGGCAGGTGGAGGAGTCATTCTGGACAGGCGTGGCCGGGGGACAGACGGTTGTCCTCCCGCACCTCGCTGCCGACACAGAGATCACTGACTCCGACGGAATCGTTCTCCAGACGGCTGCGTCGGTTGTCGTCACCGGATCGGACGTGGTGATCGGCCTGGGTCTTCTGGAAGACGCGCTGGGGGACTGCTACGGCGGCCCCGGGGTCATCCACATCCCCCGGTCGGCGCTCCCCACGTTCGTCGCCTGGAACCTTGCTCTTCCGGGCCCGGGGGGCGGTCTGTTTACCCCGTCCGGTCACCGGATCGTGGTCAGTGACGGGTACGCAGGAACGGCCCCGGACGGATCCGCACCTCCAGCCGGGTCCACCTGGATCTACGCGACGGGTGCAGTGTTCGGGTACCGGTCCGACGTTCGGTTCTTCCGGACAAGGGAATCGTTCGACCGCACCGAAAACACGATGAAGATGATCGCGGAGCGCACGTACGTGATCGCGTACGAATGCTGCTTGCTCGCTGCCCTGGTCACACTGGGCACCGGCGTCTAGAAAGGACCGGGCATGGCTGCATCCACTTGCGCTACCCCCATCAAGGGAACGCACATCCGTATCGTGGCGCTCGACGAGTGCGGCATTCCCGTGACAGGGGAGTCGGGGACCGTGGTTGTCTCCAAGGGGTTCGTCTCCGTAGAGATGGAACCTCAGTACGAGGACGGGGAGGAGTTCTTCGAGCGCACCGCGGACGGCACTCCGTGTGTGAACCAGATCGACGACCCCACCCTCAAGCGCATGCAGCTAACCGTTGATCTGTGTGAGGTCAACGTTGTCGGCACCTCATACGTGACAAGCGCCCGCATGCTGACTACGGGAGACCCGGTGACGGGGACCGGGTTTGCCGTAGCGGAAGGCAATTCAACCAACCGGTTCAGTCTTGAGGTGTGGCAGCACGTGGCCGGATCGGGTGCGTGCGACGCGTCCGGGGCCCAGCGGTACATCTACAACGCGTGGCCGAACGTGGGGTCGACGCAGTTCGGAACATACACGGTGGAGAACGGCAGGTCGGTTCTCCAGTTCATCTCGCAGACCCGGGCCGCTTCCGCACTGTGGGATGACTTGGTCGGATCGGCGTGGCTGCCCGCAGGGGAGTTCGTCGACACCGATGAACACTGGGTGTGGAACGTGACCACGACTCCCCCGCCCGACCAGGCATGCGACTCTACGACCCTGTGACGGGAGGCTGTCCGTGCTAGTCCTGTACTCGGCTTTCCTGAGTTTCCCCGGCGGAAGTCCGGCTGCAAATTTCAGCGTTCCCGTGTGGAACCACGCGTCTAATCAGCCGGCACTGCTTTTCACGGACCAGACAGGTACGACCGAAGCTGACAACCCGGTCATCACCGACGGGGACGGACGGGTGATGTTCTGGTCTGCTCCGGGGGACTACGAGGCACTTCTGGCAGGTGACAGGTTCCATGTCCCCGTGGACGACGCGTTCACCGATCCCACGTGGCCCGGCCTGTGGGTCCACGAACAGACCACACCCGCGTCCGTCTGGACGGTGGAGCACCACTTCGGCGTACGTCCGGATGTGACTGTCCTGATAGACGGACAGGCGTCCGAGTCGGATGTCTCGCATCCGGACGACGAGACAACCACGATCTCGTTCGGTTCCCCCACGACCGGCACAGCACACCTGCGGAGGTAAAGATGCCCGGAGTGCAGTTCACCAACCAGATCGACATGAACGGTTTCAAGGTCACCGAAGTCGCACCCGGGGTATCG